AATTTTTTTCAAATAAAATGACCCCCGCCGCCGAAGCCCTACGCGAACACTTGCGCTCAATCTACGCGCCGATTGACCGGCGCACCGTCACAGAGTGGTGCGCTGACGAGGTGATCTTGAGCGAGCGGCAGACACAGATGCCTGGCAACTTCAGCACACGCCTCACGCCCTACCTCCGCGAGCCGCTCGAGTGTTTCGGCGATGTCGATGTTTCCGACCTCGTGCTCGTATTCGGCACGCAGACCGGCAAGACGACGATGGTCCAAGCAGGCACGGCATGGCGTATCGTGAACAAGCCGCAGCCGGTCGTATGGGTCATGCCCACCGAAGGCCTCGCCCGATCCTTCTCCGAGACGCGATGGCTCCCGCTATTCGACGACAGCGCCACGCTCGCCGCGCAGAAGCCAGCGGACCGGCACCGCTTCAAAAACCTTGAGCAGCATTTTTCGCGGTGCTCGCTTGTCTTCGTCGGGTCGAACTCCCCGGCAAACCTCGCCAGCCGCCCTGCCGGACTGCTGCTGATGGACGAGGTGGACAAATTCGCCAGGGAGACCGACCAAGAAACCTCTGCCCTTTTCCTCGCAGAGAACCGCACCAAGTCCTTCGTTGGCGCGCTTCGCGTCAAGACCAGCACACCCACCACACCGGACGGCGCGATCTGGCAGGAGTTTCAAAAAGGCACACAGGAAAAATTCATGCTCGCCTGCCCGCACTGCCACGAACGCATCGAGCTTTTGTGGGAACAGGTGAAGTGGGACACCGACGCGAAAGTGGCCGGCAAATGGAACATGGCCCGAGTCGAAGAATCCGCGCGCTACATTTGCCAGCGGTGCCAAGGCGAGTGGAACGACGGCCAGAAGATCGAAGCCCTCCAAGACGGCAAGTGGCAGGCCACAAACCCCAGCGCCCAGCGCGGTTTTCGCAGCTTCCACCTGAACTCCCTCTACGCGCCGTGGCGCTCCTGCACATTCGGCGCGCTTGCCGTAAAATTCCTGCGCGACAAGGACACGCTTAACGGCCTGCAAGATTTTACCAACAGCACCATGGCCATGCCGTGGGAGCAGGTCGAGACCAGCATCGGCGACGCCAACATTCTCAGCCTCCAAGGCGACTACACGCGCGGCACCTGCCCGATCGAACCAGCGCACATCGTCACCTGCGCCGACATCGGCCAGGACAAACAGCACTGGACCACGGTCGCCTTCGACGCCAACGGCCAGAGCTATGTCCTCGACTACGGCACCACGCTCACCATCGAAGACCTCCTCGCCGACTCGCCCCGCCGCATCTACCGCACGCCCAGCGGGCAGGAAGTCCGCCCCGAGTGCGGATTGATGGATTCCGGCTTCGCCACCTTCCGCGTTTACACCGCCTGCCAAGTCAGCGCCGGATTCTGGCACGCCGCCAAAGGCTCCGGCGCAACCTTCGGCAGCCGCATCGGGCGCACCGTCATCGACGACTTCCCCGGCGTCGTGCTCTACACCTTCGTCGACCACGCCATAAAGACGGAACTTTTCATTGATCGCATACGAAATGGAAAACCCCCGCTCGCCATCCCGCGCGACGCAGGCGAAGACTTCCTACGCGGCATGAGCGGTCAGCGCCTCGTCCCCCGCAAGACCGCCACCGGCCAAGAGTTCGTCTGGAAATCCGTCGCGCAAGATCACTACATGGACGCCGTGAAACTCTGCCATGTCGCGTGGCACATTCTAAAAAACTGACCTGTGAAAAAATCACAACTCTGGAAAATCTACACCGCAAAAAATCCCAGCTTCGCGGGCAATGGGAACATCACGATGAGCGCGCGCGGCCTACGGAAACTCTTCGACCAAACATGGGACTACGCCTTTCACGAAGGCGAAGACGAGATTGAACAAGCGCCGGTAAACGACTCAAAATCCGTGGACGATCTGCGCAAAATCTTCGGCATGTTCTGACCATTTTCGTGGCGTCACGAAATTGATGTTTCGTCAGAAAAACGACCACAATTTTCTGAGTCAATTTTTATGACTTATACCTCAAGCGGTATAAACAAAGTATATCTTCGTTGCCGTATATCTCATCGGGTATCGTTGAAAAAACAGGGTCGTTTTTTCAACAAGTTTAGAAAGAAAAAAGCATTTAGATTTCTTTCAAGTTTAGAAGCTTGAACTGCCGCGCAATTTCTAATCTTTGACTCGCCCGCCTTCACGCAGGCAGGCGGATACACGACCGAAGCGGCCTCTCTCAGAAGCATACTTGCAACGGTGGGATGGGCGGTCATTTATGGCCCAAGACTCCCGAAAGCCCACGCTTGAAAAGGAAGTGCACACCGTCCCTGCGATCTCCCCCTCCGTGCTCTCTGTGTCCTCTGTGGTCAAACCCATTTTGACACGCCCGCCGAGGCGTGACCGACCTCGACAAAATCTCCGGCGTGAAATCCTTCCTCCGCCGCACCAAGACGACAGAAGAAATAGAAGCCTTGGCCGCTGCCACCTTTGCAAGCGCGACCGAGGAGGTTCTCATCACGTTGCTTTCGTCCGACGGCACCAGCACAAGCGGCCAAGTCCATTTTCCGAAGTGGCTCCTCTTGCAAGTTTGCGAGGAAATTCTTGCCGCGCCAAACGGCAGAAAATTGATGTCGTTCCCCGACATGCGAGTGGTGCATTCCGTCACTTGATTTTTGACAAGCGCCAATCGGCATGGCGCAAAAATCAAGTTTATCGAAACGCAAATCCCACGGCGGAGCACGCGCCGGAGCCGGTCGCCCACGCAAGAGCCTCGCGCTAAAAAATCAATTTTCTCAAACCGCCCTTGCTGCATACGAGGCAACCGCCCGCACAAATATCCAGCGCTCGTGGATATATATGCCCACGGTGGACGCTCGCAAAGAGCTCACCACCTACGATCGCATGGAGCTCATCCGCCGTGCGCATTGGATGTATAACAATGTGGGAATCGCCGCCCGCGCCATCGATGGCGTTGCCCGTTGCTCCGCGCCTCTGCAACCGCAAGCCCGCACGTCTAATCCAGAATTCAACCGCAAGGTAGAGCAACTCTTTGAGGATGCTTGTGGCACAGCCGCCTTTGGATTCGACGCCGGAGCCGAAGTGAATTTCTACGAAGCTCAACCTTTTATACTTCGCCAAGTCGCGCTCGACGGCGATTTTTACTGGCAAAAAATCCTCTCGAAAAACGGACGCGGCTTGGTTCGTTTTGTCGGTGGCGAGTCCATCGGCATGACGGCCAACCTCGGCAGCGGATCGGATATTTCCAACTGGTATGACGGCATCAAGGTGGACCGCTTCGGACGCCCGATTGCTTTCAATGTAATTGACCCGCAGGACACCAGCAAATCCACCATCGTCTCTGCTGACGACATGTATCAAGTCCGGCGCATGTATCGCCGTGGCTACCTTCGCGCCCCCTCGTGGCTCGCCCGCGCGTCGAACCACCTACAAGACATCAGCGAGATTCTGGCCTACGAGAAACAAAGTTTCAAACTCAACAGCCAGATTGCCTTCGTCATCACCAGCCCAGAGGCAGGGTCCATCGGACTCGGCATGGCTCGCAACAAACTACAGATGGACCAAGCCGGTGAAGTCACGGTGGACACGCTTTACAACTCATCCGGCATCCCGCAACTCAAGCCAGGCGAGGATTTGAAATCGTTTTCAAATTCCCATCCAAACACGAATTTCCAATCATTTCTCGATTACCTCATGCGTGACATCGCATGGGGCATGGGCCTCAGTCCCGAACTTCTCTGGAACATCACCGACGCCGGTGGAGCAAATACCCGCTTCCTCCTCGAGGACGCCAACATTTTTTTCAAAGAATGCCAGAGCATTCTACGCGAGCAATTCTGCCGCCCGTTCTGGACCTTTTGGGTATGGAACGAAATTGAATCCGGCCGCCTTGAATATCCAGGCGACGATTGGTGGCGTGCCGACTGGATCGCGCCCAAGCCGCCATCGGTGGACATCGGGCGAGAGGGCAAACTTTACCTATCGCTCGTTCAAAACGGCCTCATGTCCCGCAAGCGCTACTTCGCCATGCTTGGCCTCGACGAAGAAAGCGAGACAGACGACATGATTGAAGCCGCCGTCCGCATCAAAGCGCGATGCGACGCCGCCGGAATTTCCGTAGCTGAAATCATCCCTCCAAATCAAGCAGGTGCTCAAATTCAAATTGCGCAAGACCAAGCGGAGATTTTGACACCAGACCAATCGGCATGAACCAAGTCACCGCCTTTGCAAGTATCTCCGGCTCGTCTGTGAACGCGGACACCGGCGTCATTAGCGGAGTGAGCGTCATCACGGAAGGGCCAGCACTTGGCCACGGCCTCACAATCGACGCGTTGACACTTGCCCAGGTGAAATCCTGTGCGGAGCAATTTACTGACGGCCTCCGTGTCAAAATGGATCACTGCACCGGAATTGACGCCATGGTCGGTGTTCTCCGCTCATTCCGCATTACTGGCAACCAGCTCCGTGCGGATCTCCACCTCATCAAATCCCACGACGATTTTTCAAAGATCATCGAAATGGCTCAGACCATTCCCGGCGCCTTTGGCCTCTCGATCGTTTTTAGCGGATCGCCAGAAATCCAAGGCGAAACCCGCCTTGCCCGATGCATCGAAATTTATTCCTGCGACCTCGTCGATCAACCCGCCGCAAATCCCACCGGCCTTTTTTCAAAACCTATGGAAAACCAAGAACCCACCACACCCGCCGCAACCGAATTGGAAGCGGAAGTCATGGTCAATGTGACCGTT